AACCAAGCCCCCATGCGTAAGCCACACGCGTGGGGGTTTTTACGCGTAAAAAATCGCCTCGCTTCGCTCGGGAATAAGGTGCTTCGCACTCTTATTGAAAGAGCCTAAAGGCTACGTGTCGCCATTCGGCGACCCCACTTTGTTAAACGCGCTTGCGCGTATATATATACTATCTCGCCAAATTATTTTTGCGGTATTTGGCTCACTGCCCGTAATGTCCGATTTATATACATATAGTAGTGACTTCAGTCACATTTATAAAGTACATGCGTTCGGAAAGTGCTTTTGAACGGGTTATATATAGTATAGACGAACGCTAATCGCAAGTGAGTCTATCTAGTTCGAGGGGATGGCTTATTGCCATCCACGAGACTAACGGGGGTAGCGAGACGCTCTTTTGGGAGCGTCGAGCGAAGGGGGTTATTTAACCTCTTTTTCAAGGGGATTATTAGGGGAGTTATAAATGGCCGCAGGTAAGGGTGCTGAGCATCATAATGTCAGGGCACTCAGAGAAGCCAAGGCAAAGGTATTAGAATTTATAGGGCAAGGGCTAGATCTACAAGACTCTCTTGCCAGGGCTGGTCGTAAACCTGACGTCATGAAAGACTGGCGCAAGGACGAGCAATTCATGAAAGCCCTTGAGAAGGCCCGCCGAACAGGTGAAGAGTCCCTGAGCATAGTCACAGGCGATGCCAAGTTTAAGATAGGCTTTGAGGAGTTTAGTCGTGAGTTCTTGGACAGCCCCATCTTTCCACACCACAGGTCCTGGATCGACATCCTGGAAGGTCGGGAACCGTCTTATCTACACAACTCAATGGTCTATGACCCAGCCTCCAAAAAGCGGTTACTTATCAACGTACCGCCTGAACACGCTAAGTCAACGGTCATCACAGTTAATTACTGCGTCTACCGTATTGCCATGGATCCAAACATCAAGATTACTATTGTCTCCAAAACACAAGAACGCGCCAAAGAGTATTTATATTCCATCAAGCAACGCCTAAGCCATGAACGCTGGGCTAAGTTGCAAGCGGTCTATGGATCCGTTGGAGGATGGAAGGAAGATGCAGATACCTGGAAAGCAGATCGCATCTACCTCAGCCGTGACTCTACTGAAAAGGATCCGACTGTTCAGGCTCTTGGTATTGGTGGTCAAATCACTGGTGCTCGTTCTAACCTTATCATTCTTGACGACGTGGTTACTACGTCAAATGCTCATGAGTGGGAAAAGCAACTACTCTGGTTACAGCGAGATGTTGTAACTCGTCTAGGTGATTCTGGTAAACTCTTAGTTGTAGGAACACGTATTGCTGCAAATGATCTGTATCGAGAGATCCGTTCTCCAGATCACTGGGTTGGTGGTAAGTCTCCTTTCACTTACCTCTCAATGCCAGCAGTTCTTGAATATGATGAAGACCCTGAGAAGTGGGTAACACTATGGCCCAAGTCACACTTACCATGGGAAGGTTCAGAAGATGAAGTACTTCCCGATGATAACGGTCTATATCCAAAATGGAATGGACCAGCACTCTTCAGGAGACGCTCAGAAGTTAGCCCATCTGCTTGGGCGCTTGTATACCAACAGCAAGACGTCCAAGAGGATTCTATTTTTCCCCCTGCGTCTGTCCAAGGTTCAATCAACAGGATGCGAAAACGCGGACCTTTAAAAGCAGGAACGCCAGGACATCCTAAAGAACGTGGTGCATGGTATACCATTATGGGTCTTGACCCAGCAATGAGTGGTAATACTGCAGCAGTTATCATGACGGTTGATCGCAATACACGCAATAGATATATTTTAGATGTTGAAAACATGACTGAACCTACTCCACAAAAGATTCAGAAGTTAATTGAAGAGTGGGTCAGCAAGTACCAACCACAAGAGTTACGCATTGAGACTAACGCGCATCAGAAGGCTTATGCACTAGACGACGATTTACGTCAATATCTTGCTAACTCAGGGGTAAAGTTCTCCAGTCAATTTACTGGCAAGAACAAGTGGGACACATCATTTGGTGTAGCAGCCATGGCAGGTCTTTTTGGGACTGTACGTGGCAATACCCATAATAACGATAACCTGATTGAACTACCATCTCAAGATGGATCTGAAGGTATCAAGGCTCTTATCCAACAGTTGATCACGTGGAAACCTGATACTAGAGGTAAGACAGACTGTGTAATGGCATTGTGGTTCTGTGAACTGCGCGCCAAGGAAGTTATTAGCAATTCTCGGATTAACCAAAGCCATCTTAACAATAGATGGGCTACACGAAAGCAAATGGAAAATCGCTTTACAGTAAATGTAAACGACTATGAATTTGCTCAATACGAATAGGAAAAAAATGGCAAGAGCAAGTCGCATTGAAGGAATCGCTGGTCGTGCTGGCGGAGTTGGTGGTAAGACAAAAGGTTTAAGTCGTGCTCAAATTAAAAAAATCCAAAAGGCTAAACCACTTGCTGAGCCTAAATCTGCTGTTAAAGTCATTAAAAGCAATCCAATTATAGTACAAAGAGTTGGAACAACACCTCAACTTCGCGCAGCAACAAATAAAGCATTAGCAAATTCCGCAAAAGGAAAGACGCAAACTCCAACTGCAGAAGCAGCACGTCGCAAGGCTTTAAAAGAAAAAGAAGCAATTGCTAAAAAATCCGCTCAACAGGCAAGAATAATGCTGCAAAAACGTGCATTTTAATTAAATATATAATTTTTAAACCTACGTTAGGACAATAATGGAAATAGACATTGAGGCAATTGCGCGTCGCGTTGAGAACTTAAAGCAACGCAATGGGGCACGCGATGGCCGTATGGCTGATATTCTTGCTGTCCGCAAGGGTAAGATGACTGAGGTATTCCCAGAACTCTTCCCTGAAGGCATGACTAATGCCATGGTTGCAAACTTCATCGATGTTGCTGCACGCGACTTGGCTGAAGTACTTGCCCCACTTCCATCTTTCAACTGCTCTACTACTAACGTAACATCAGATCGTGCACGTATGTTTGCTGACAAGCGCGGTATGATTGCCAACAACTATATATATCAATCACGCCTACAGTCTCAAATGTACTGGGGTGCTGACTGGTACTTTTCATACGGCTTCTTGCCTATCCACGTAGAGCCAGATTTTGAAACAGATCTTCCACGTATTCGTGTAGAAGATCCTATGGGTGCTTACCCAGAGTTTGACCGTTTTGGTCGTTGTATCTCATACGCTAAGCGTTACATGAAAACAATTGGCGAACTAGCCAATGACTATCCTGAGTATGCTGGAGCAATCCTTGGGCAACTTGGATACAACCAGAATACAAATGCCATTATCGAAGTAATTCGTTACACAGATAAAAATTACACATGCTTGTATGTTCCTAGCCGTGGCAACCTAGTACTTAATCAAGCAAAAAATCTTTTAGGAAAGATGACAGTGCATATTGCACGTCGTCCAGGAATTGACGATGAAGCACGTGGACAGTTTGATGACGTTCTATACGTACAACTAGCACGTGCTCGTTTTGCCAACCTTGCAATGGAAGCAGCCGAAAAGGCTATCCAATCACCATTGGTTGTTCCAAGCGATGTTCTTGATCTACCTATGGGTCCTGATGCAATTATCAGAACCTCACAACCACAATCTGTCGGGCGTGTCAGACTTGACATTCCCGCTGCTACTTTCCAGGAGCAAGCGGCACTCCAATCTGAATTACGACTTGGTGCTCGATATCCTGAAGGTAGAACTGGAAACATTGACGCGAGTATTATTACTGGTCAAGGTGTCCAAGCACTTCTAGGCGCTTTCGATTCTCAGATCAAGGCTGGTCAAACCATCCTTGCTGAGGTATTGGAAGATGTCCTAAAGGTATGCTTTGAAATGGATGAACTCCTTTTCAACAGTGAAAAGAGTGTCAAAGGTGTTGCACAGGGTACACCGTACGAGTTAAAGTACATGCCAAGCAAGGACATTAAAGGCGATACTTCTATTGAAGTACGCTATGGCTTGATGGCTGGCTTAGATCCCTCTCGCGCTTTGATCTTCTCACTACAAGCATTGGGTGCAGATCTAGTATCCAAAGACTTCATTCGACGTGAACTTCCATGGAGCGTTAACGTTACATTGGAAGAACAACGTATTGAAATTGAAAAGATGCGTGATAATCTTACTGCAGCAATTACTGCAAGCGCACAAGCAATTCCTGCTATGGCAGCGCAAGGACAAGATCCATCTAAACTTATTCAAAATATTGCGGACGTTATTGAACGTCGTCGCAAAGGGGACAGTATAGAGGCTGCTGCGTTGGCAGTGTTCACACCGCCTGCTCCGCAGGCAGTCCCTGAACAACCAACTCAGCCAGAGATGGTTCCACCAGGCTCACAGGGCCCAGTAGAGCAGGCGCCCCCGTCCCCAGCCACTCCTGGTCAACCCTCTGGTGGAGCCCCTCAACAACCACAGATACCACAAGATCTACAAGGAATTCTCTCACAGTTAGGATAAATCATGGCAACTCGTAAAAGACAACCTACAAAGGTAAAGACAGTTGCTGATAATGATTATTCTAAGTTAGATCAATACGCAATTGAATTGCACGAGTTTTACAAATCACTGCGTAGGGCAGGATTTACTAATGATAATGCTCTCTGGTTGTTATCAGCCAGGGAATCATTTCCTGATTGGTTACAAAAGAAACCAACAAAAGAAGATGTTATTAAACATTTAGAAGATGAAGAGGACGACTAATGGTAAAGCAGGTAGTTTCAGGGGTAGGTAAAAACTCCTCTCGTTCAGACCAAAATGTCGTTGAGCGTACACAACGTGTACAGCGTGAAGCAACTATGTCAAATGCTACAGGTGCACTACGTGGCACAGCAAAGAATAATCGTGAACTTTCACAAGGTGGAGCAATGGCAACAACTGCATCTGCAGTAAGTGCCGATACTCCAATGCCATCGGCCGGTCCTGTTGCACCTTCAACAACAGTAACTCCTGCATTTGCACCTGGAAATCCAAACACACCACTTACAGATGGTGCTGGTGGAAATACACCTGGTGTTGGTCCAGAAGCATTAAACGCTAACTACATTTCTAGCGATCCAGGCTCTATCTTAATTCGTGCTATGTATCTTGCTAGTCCTTCTCCTGAACTGCGTCGTATGGTCGAAGCCTACAATGAAGAGGGCGTCTATTAGTGTCTATTGATCTAGGCATTTACGATCCAAACTCTTCACAGAGTAAAAAGTCTGCTAGCATTATGGCTAACACCCAAGGTGATATGCTTACGCGACTCATAAATCAGTCTATGGCAACACTAGACGGCTCTCAACTTGCAAGTTTCAATTCAATTATTGCTAAGTATCCTTATCTTTCAAAAGAAGTAATTGTTGGTTTAGTCAAGGCTGGAGCAAATGTAAATACCCCTGGTATTGACAAGGTTGTTTCACTTGATGGTATCCAGGGCGCCATACGTGCTGCTACTGCCGTCAAAGATCTTCCTTCTACCTTCAATAAAGATAAATCACTTTTTCAAACCGTAGGTGATGCTGTATACGGCACACTTAAAGGAACATCACGTCTTGGTTTTGCTCTACTTCGCAGTCCATACGATTATATTACAACTGCAGCACGTAATGCTTATGCGCTTTCTCAAGGTGAAAAAGGCGCAGGAATGCAATTTGTTAAAGATATAAGTCCTGCTGGATTTGTTAGCCAATCAACTAATCTTGGTGCTCTATTACGAGATACTTTTGATGGTGGCGGAGTAAGCGCAGGTTCTGGTTTCTTTATTGATCCTAAATCCCGCGTAGGCAAGCAACAAGCACGTGCTATGCAATCTTTTGGACGAGTCAATGGTCAATCATTTACTATTGGTCGTGCTGCATTATCCACAGTTGGCGCAGATCCTAATAGTACTTTGTACAAAACAGCATCTGGAATCATTGATGCAGTTCTTAACGTAGCATCAGATCCAACTACATACGCATCATTTGGTATTGCTCCAGCACTTAAGGCTGGAACTATCCTTGCAAAGGGTGGTGGCAAAACCGCTGCTAAAGAAGCACTCACTTCTCCAACGTGGAAGGGTGCCGCAAAAGGTGGACGTGAAAGAGCAGCAGCACAGGCTGCCGCTCAGAGAGAACAAGAAATTCGTAAGGTTCTTGCTGAAACTGCTGACGAAAAAGAACTTTTAAAAGGTCGTCAAAACGAAGCAGGAAAGATTACACGCGCAGTTGATAATACTTATATGCGTGCAGACAAAGAAGTTGCAGAAGCAGAGCGTGCTTTAGTAGAGGCACAGAACATGCAATTCACTAAATACTCTGATACTATTGAAAAAACAACATCTAAGACTAGTCCTGAGATCGAAGACGTAAAGATATCTAAATTCTTAGAAGATACTGTAATTGCTGGAGGGCAAGACGATGCAATTCGTTCTCTCTCGCTACTATCTGCTGATGCCAAGAATACACGTGGTGCATTTCCTGGTGCTTTCCTAGTTGAAGCATTGCCCGTTAAGGGCGGATTTACTGTCGGTGCTCAAGGAATGGAAGAATACGCCATTGCTTTGGAAAAAGCAGATTTAAATGTAGTTGATTTGATTACAGATTACTCTAAATTTACAAAAGAACAAATAGATGTTGAGCAAAAACTACGTGTAAAGTTGTATGATGAAATTGAATACACACTTGGAAACGTAAAACTATCTAAAGCAACACGTAAAGCACTTGAAAAAGTTAAAGGAACTGAATATATTGATGATCTTTTATTGGGTGATAGAACTTTAAATCTTTCTAGCCTAATTTCAAAGGTTGCTGTTACAAAAGATGAACATGCAGTAGGTTTACTTACCAATATGATCGAAGATATCTGGAAAGTAGATGCATTTTCTAATGTTCGTTCCATTTATGGACGTGCTGGTGGTATAGCAATTGTAAATAGCGATATTGTTGCTGCTAAACCAGCAGAGATTAGCAAGTTCCTTGCAGAAAGCACACAAGTTGGTAGAGTTATTACTCCCGCTTCGGCAATATCTGATGCTAAAAAGGCTCTTGCTAAGGCAGAAAAAAAGCGTAATGCTGCCGCTAAAGCAAAAAAAGATCTTGATAGAAAGATAAAAGAAGTTGAAATTTTACGTGATTATGTATCAAAAGATCCAGAGTTAATTGCTCAAATTGTAAACAATCCACAGTATGGCAAACTTGGCAAACTAATGGATTTAGAATTAGAGATTGGCGAGAAGAACTTCCTTAGAGAACTTTACATGGCAGAGGCTGGTGTTGTTGATGGTATTGGTGGACCTTTAACACAGGATATTACCAAGGCAAATCAATTTTTACTTGGCAAGCGTTTTGCTGTTGTAGCAGATATTGTTGCAAAAGAAACAAGTGCAGCGCGCATATTACGTTTATTCAATAACAAAATTGATCTAGAAGTTGCTGGTTCTCTTGCTGATGCTAAGACAGCAGATGAAGTATTATTCGTACTTCGTACACACTTAGCCTCTCCAACTGCAGATCCACAGTTAGCACGTAGTATGACCCTTCGAGGACAGACACTTGCTGCATCAGTTCCATTGATTAAATCTGTTATGCCAGTAAGCCAGAAGGCTATGGCTCGTATGGAAAAAATGGAAATGTTCTTTACTAAGCAATATGCTCGTTCAAAGATTCTTCCATTAAACGATCTAGATCTTCTTGGCAAAGGAGTTTCCGAATGGATGGGAACTGCTGGAGTACCACAAGAAGTTATTGATGCAACATTAAATAAACTAATTGCTGCAAAAGCAACAACAGATCGCAGTATAAATGCTATCCGAAGCAAGATTATTGACGAGGCTTTTATCGATGCACAGAATGCAATTGTTAACAAAGTTAACCCTGCTAGTGTAGAACTCAAAGAGTTGCTTGCTCGAGAACTTAAAATTTCTGGTGATGATAAGGCTTTAATAACTCAATACGCTAATACACTTATTGCAGAAGGACGTTTACCTGGTGTAATGATTCAAGGTGGCAAAGAAGTATTTTTAGATGGCGCTGTATATGCACACCAGTTTATGGATGACGTAGTTCGTTTACCAGATACCAAACCTATCTACCGTGCAGTTAAAAAATATGAAGCCAATAAAAAGTTGGTTGGAACTCGTTCTGCATTAGAAGTTTTTTCAGAAGAAACCAGTGAGGTTTGGCGTACTGCTCAGTTGGCATTCCGTATGTCTTACATTGTGCG